GATAAAGAAATGATGGAGACTGTCGATTTCGCTTTCTATGATTATATGACACAAAATTTACGTGACCCACGAGTTAATATTGTTCATGAATTCTCTGGTGAAAATGATTTGTATTTCAAGGACTTTAAAGTCCGCATTCAAGCAACCCGGTTATCTGGTGAGATGACAACGAGTAGTTTCAATGGATTTGCAAACTTTTTATTTTTGGAATTTGTGGCATGTTATTCTCATGCGTATTTTATAAAGACTGGCTCACAATTAAAGTCTTTCGAACATGTTAATTTTGTTCTAACAGAAAAAGAAATTGCCTCACTCATGATTCCATGTGTAATCGAAGGAGATGATGGTTTAGCAAAATATTGGTTTGGATTGCCTGATGAAAAACTCTACGAACAGTGTGGATTGAAAATGAAATTAAAGAAACATAATTCTCTATCCACCTCATCATTCTGCGGAATAGTATTTGATGAAGACACACTTCAAACATTGACAGACCCTATAAAACATTTAATTAAAACAGGATGGATTTCATCTCGTTATGTTTCAGCTCGATTGTCAAAAAGGAAGATGTTACTGCGCGCTAAAGCTTTTTCATTAGTACATTCATTTCCAAATTGTCCCATTTTAAGGTCTTTCGGAAATTATATACTAAAACACACAAAACATATGCACTCTAGTATGATGTGGTATATACAAAACAAAAAATTCATGGATCGGTTTGAGAAAGAAAAATTATTAAAGTATGGAAACATGAATTTACCTCCACAATTACCTATAACAGATGGCTCTCGTCGCGTTGTAGAAGAAATTTACGGAGTTTCAGTAGAAACACAAAAATCAATTGAATATTATTTTGATAATTGCACTGAACTCAAAGAAATCCCAACAAATTTGATTATTGATGTAGTACCTCTTGACTGCATAATATTTTCAAATTTCTATGTCCATAGGGTTCCGGAAGAATCAAGCAACATTGTAACACCAGTGGAGTATTTAACAAGAGGCTGGCGATCTTTGCCCGTCCCTTTTTGGGATCCCGATTTAAATGATATAAAGTAGGGAAAACGTCCAATTTATAATTCGTGGCACGCAAAAGAATTAGCGAATTATTAAAGAGATTGGAGATTTCCCTGAGATCCCGAC